ATTGCTTTTACCTGCACGAGTAATATCTCCTAACATTCCTTCAATGTCTCTAGCTACTACGTTTTGATTTACTACACCTTCTTCAAGTAAAAATCTGTATAACGCTTGGTTTTCAGGAACGTTTCTAAATGCAGGATTACCTGTGAGCCTGTATAAAAGTTGTGGCTGAACAGTCTTTCTAGCCGTGTTAATAAATTCTGCTAACTTTAATGGCGATATAAATATATTACCACTGTGAACTGTTGTAACAATAGCAGAGAAAAAATTTCTCATGTGTGTAAATGGACCTAAAATAGTTTTACCTGCTTGAGACAAACCTTTAGGTACCAACATCAAAGCTCTATATGGTAGAGATTTTGTCAAACCACTAGAAACAATAGCATCTCCTACTTCAAGTGCTTCTGCCCATTGTTTACTTGTAAACTTTCCATCGAGTGGTGAAGTATAAACTGGATCAGATAATCTTGTTTTAAGTTTTAAAGGTTTAGATATTTCTTGATACGGAAGCTTAGCTAAAGCTGCATTGTAGCTCGGATAGAATAAAGCTCGCTCACCGTTTTTAAGTAAGATATCGTTTTCTTTTAATAAGTTTGTATAAAAATTATCTCGTGCAACTATTTCTCCAAGGTCTGTCAATACATTATAGATAGTGTTCTTAGCATTTTTGTAACTACCAAATAAAGTATTGAATGCCGCTAAATCTGATTTCGTTTGTATAAGGCCACCATCTTTGCTTGGTTTAAATTTACCACCCGCTGTAATATTATCACCGATGTTTACAATCTGCACAGCTTTGTCATCTAAAATATTTACAGCTCCTATAGGAAATTCTGGCGTATTGGATACAGGATTTTTAGTTACACGTTTTAAAATGTTGTTAACAACCATCATAGCATCGTCCATGTTAAAATCTTTTTCACCATTTCGTTTATGATATTTTTGAATTATTCTAGCTACATCTTCTTTAGCTGCTAGTGTGGGTTTAAATCCATCAAACAATCCCATGTTCATGTCAAAAATTTTATAGTCAGATCCTAAATTATATTTAACTCTATTGTTTAGTATTGTATTTAGTTCTTCTACAGCTACATTAGTATTTTTATTTTTAGCTATAACATTTTTTAAATTAGCAGCTACAGTTCTAAACTGCACTCCATTACTAATTAATTCATCTATTTGATTTTTATTAACACCTAATTTTTCCATAGCTGTTCTAAAAGCATTTAAAGATTTTTTACTAAACCCTTGAAAAACAATATTACTTCTTTTAACTACATCTCCTGTTTCTAATAAAAATCTAGAAAATAATTCTGATAGTGCATTAGGGTTTTGTATGGCTTCAGAAGCTCTAGTGCTGTTTTTAGATATTTTTTTCAATGCGTCGTCAAAATCTCTAGCTGCATCGTCTGCGAGTATTTTAACAGAACTTTTCTTTCCCTCTAATTTTTGTACCTGGTCAAAAATTTGTTGAGCTTTGTTACTTCTAGATCTAAAAGGTTTACCTATAAACTTATCCACCCATCTTTCTATTTGCGAATCGCTAAAAGCAAGATCCTTACCTTTAGTAGCTAACATCTTACTTACTTTACCTGTGCCATATATGAAAGGTAATACAGGAAAAGCTAACTCTACACCAAATTTAAATTTATTATTTAATTGTCTAAAAGCATCATCATCAGCTTTTGTTCTTTGCTCTCTATCTAAGCCTGTAGGAAGAAAATCTAAAGCGTCGATATCTCCAAACGTACCTATATCTTCTGCTTTCATTACCACAGCTGCAGTTCCAAAACCACCTCCAACAGTAACTCCTACAAATTTGTCAAACCCTGATGCTTTGTTCAAGTCTTTAGCTTTGCTCGAAGCTTTAGCTACCCCTGAAGTAGCATCATCTAATTTTCCATATCTACCAGTCTTAATAGCGTTAACTAAAGGACCAGCTAAATTTCTTGCTTTAGTGGTTAAGTATGTAATAAGTGGCCCTGTTGTTTTCATAGCTATCTTTCCACCACCATATAATTGTATAAAAGCTTCTGTTAAATGCCCTGCCGCTGTTTCTCTAGCTGCTTCTTCTGTTTGATTTTCTATAAGACCAAAAATAGTTTTTTCAAATTCTTTGTTAAATCTTTCTGTTAAACTTTGATCTACATCTACGCCATCACCTTTTGCAGCGTCGTATAAAAGAGTTCCAAAATTAATTATACCTTTGGGTATTTTAATAGCACCACTAATTACAGCGCTACTCATAGACTCACCTAAGCCTACTTCGTAATCGTCTTTATCTCCTAATCCAACTTTTTTAGGTTCTGCGTATTTAACTTCAGGTTCTTCTAGTTTTTCTGTTGCTTCTTTAGCTTCTGCTTGAGCAGCTTTAGCTTCTCCAAATAAAGATACATCTTTTGGAAGAAGTGATGAAAGTTCAGTATATTTTTTTTCTTCCTTAATTCTTTTTCTTACGTCTTCTTCAGATAAACCTTGATTTAAAAGTTCTTCTTCAGTTAATCTTTTGATTAAACCATCAATACCTTCTTCACCGACGATACGACTGTAAAGTTGACCTTCGTCTAAACCCTCTTCAATTTTTTCTCTTGTCTCTGGAGAAGGAATAAGAAAATCGTACCAGTTGGACTTGTCGGCCATTTCTACTCCTCTTTAATAATTGACTCTACTTCAATAATTTTATTGCCTTGTTTCTTAACAAATTTAGCTTTTTCTACATCGTATACAATAACACCATCCGGTAAATCTTTAATCATAGAGTTTGATAAAATAGTATTATCTTTATCATATTCACTGCTACCAAAAATATATTTATTACTAGAGGCTGTTCCAACAAAATCTGCGTATGCTTCTGGATTAGATGTTTCTAACGTTTTTAAATTGTCGTATAAAATTTTAGCTTGCAACTCATCTATTTTTGGAGTTCCAAATCTATTTTTTGTAGAGTTAATAATACTGTCAATAGTAGATTCATAAGTTAGTTGTGCTTGATCTTCAGGATCTCGTTTTTTTCTAAACTCAGGTAATGCTCTGTTTAATGCTTCCTCTTTACTTATGTCAAACTCCTTCATTAAATAATCTACTTTTTCTTGTAAAGCTATTTTGTCTGAATCAGATAAATCTTTATATAAGTCTAGTGCTATTGCTTGTCTTGTTTTCTTTTGTGATCTTATATCTTTAAGTAAGTCAGCTGTAGGTTCTTTTGATGCAAGAAGTATATTACCAATAGTTCCACCACCGCCAGTTGTCCCTGCAATCGATGGTCCTAATTGTAATAAGAATTGTGTTAAAGGATCATCTAATTTAGAATCACCACCAGCAGCCATGATTGTATCAATACTATCAGAAAGTTTTACCCCTACACCCAGATCCTCTGCATTACTATTAGAGTATTGTCCTCTTTCGACAACGTTATTCATGATGCCGCCACCAACGTCACCACCTTTTCTAAACATAGGTCTTTTAAATGTATTACTCATATTACGTAAACGCTCTGTATACTCCTGCTAATGTAGCTCCAGCTCCTAATGCTGTTTGTAATGGTGTAGGTGTAGGCGTCGTTTGAGTTTGGAATTGTGCTGGGTATCCAGAAATTAATCCCATAACACCCTGACCATATTGTTGAGCTAAGCTTAATGGTTGCTGTTGTTGTGCTTGTAATAACTGCTGCTGAGCAGATAACTCAGCTTGCTGCTGCGCTTGCTGTTGCGTACCTAATGCACCTAAAGCTGAAATCTGTTGACCAAATAATTGTGGAGCAGCTTGAGCTAATCCCATTTGGTTCATAAAGTTTTGTTGTGCAAGTTGTTGAGCCTGCCCAAAACCTTGTTGTAATAACTGTGCCTGTAATGCTGCCCGGTTCCTGTCGCTGGTTGTTTGATACTCAGATCTTACAACTCCTTCTCTACCACCACCTAAAACGCCTCTAGATACAGCTTGCGCTGCAATACTAGGAATTCCTTTTTGAGCTTGTACATCAAACTCTTTTAAAGTTTCTGAAATAACATCTTGTTGATATGGTGACATAAACTGCTGATATGCAGTTGGTCCAGTTGTAGCTGCAGCTGTTTGTAGAAATGGTGCAAAAGATCCTAAACCACCTCTTAACGCTTGAGCTTCTTGTGTAATACCTGATGTAGGAGCCACGAACTGTGGACCCATAGTTTTAGATAAATCTACACCTCGTAGACCACCAATAGCTTTTTGTAAATCGGCTAAATATGTTTTACCTGCCGCTTCAATAAACGGTGCTGGTAATTGTTGTACTGTTGAAACTTCTGCCATTATCCTACCTTACTCTCTAGGTTCTTCATGAGATCATACATTCTCTGAGCACCTTTGTTGACACTACCACCTCCAGCAGCTCTTACTGCATCAGCGGTAAATACAAATTCGTTATTTGATAACATCGCTGGAATGTCATCAGCTTTTTCTTTTACACCAACTGGTGGTATAAATCCACCTGTTTCTCTCATATCTAGTTCTTTTACACCTTTAGAATTTACGTTTATTGGTAGGCCCTCGATGCCTGATGCCTGTTCCACTAACTTATCAGAACCAAATGCACGGCCAACTCTACCTCCCTCAGCCATGTTTCCTACATCAACTGTTTGGTCATCTGCTTGTTCTACCATAGCATTTATTCTTATATCGTAATCTTCAGGTGTTTCACTTTCACCTTTTGGATATAATCTTGAAAACTGTATTTTTAATTGATCATTTACTTGTGCTCTTCTTTTAGCATAATCTTCATTAGATTCATTGTCCCCTTGTTCTCTCTCAGCAAGTAGACCTGTAATCACTGCACCAGCTCCACCTATCTTTAATGCGTTTAAACCCTTATCTTTACCGCCTGTAAAAAAACTACCTATATTACCTAAATTAAACATAGAATTTGCTCCACCAAAAAAAGTGCTAGCTCCACCTGGTATAAGCATAGGTGCAAAATTTAACAAAGCTAATTTACCAGCATCAGAACTAACTAAACTTTTAATACCTTTACCTACACCTTTAACAGCTTTTTTAACGGACTTAACTATACTCCCTAAACCGTATTGTGCTCTACCGCCATAGGCCATAGCTTTTTTATCAAATTCTTCTCTGGCTGCATCAATTGCTTCTTGTTGATTAAAACCTCTTTCCATAAACTCTTCTACAAGTCTCATGAACTCTCTTTCATTTTCGTCCATAGAAGCCATTTTCATATCTGGCTTATCACGTCTATAATCACCTTTTAGAATGATATCTGGGGCTCCTGCTATAAATTTTTTCGATGCTGTAGTGTCTGTTAATGCCATAATTTTGTCTAAATTTAGTTTGTAAGGCAGGCATACTAATCCTGAAATATCACACTTTATTTGATTTTTTTACTATCGTCAATACCTTTGAGAGGCTGACTTCCTTGGTACAAGTCGTCCCAAAATCTACCACAATAAGAGTATTCGCCAACGTGAGTAATATAATCTTTAACATATATGTGAATTTTACCGCCCATATCTGACCATCTTTGACAAAATCCAAAGTCTTCACCAAAGTATCGTTTAGTTTTAGGATCATGAAGAGTATCAAAAAGATTGAACATATTGTCTTTTTTCTCTGTATTACCATTGATTATGGTTGGTTGATATATCTCTAGCTCAGGGTATTGTTTAATCATTTTTTCTATAACTTCTCTTTTAATTAACAGACAGCCGGTAGGAGCATGAGTTACTTCTGCCACCCCATCTTCTACTTGTATTCTTTGTGGGTCTTCTACTTTCAAAGGAAAGGTATAACCCGCTCTTGATAAATCATCCTTATCATTTACAGCTCTATGTTTTGTTGTCATTCTTCTCCACGTTTTATCCCAGTCAAATGTTTTCATCGGATAAGGACAGCCAATTACATCTTTATCTTTTTCTAACATAGTAAAAATAGTTTTTGGTTGAAAGTCTATATCAGAGTCTATGAATAATAAATGTGTGTAACCATCTGCGTGATTTAACATTTCGGCTACACACAAGTTTCTACCTTGTGTAACTAAAGAGGATTTCATCAAAGTAAAACTAACAAGTATTTTTCTTCTCATACATTCTTGTTGAAAGTTTAAAACAGCTTGACAGTAATGCATGGACACATCGCTATGCACAGGTGTGCACACCATTATTTTGTGTTGAGAGTTCGTTCCAATATGGATCGTGGTAACTTCGGTGTCCCCTTTCGTAGATGGCTTATTAAACCAGATGGGTTCATTGTTTGCGCCTTGCGCTTTATTACTTTTTTGCATTTACCGCTCCCTCCAAAAATCTTTTCCAAGATGTGCCTATTTTATTCCAACCATAATATGCTTGTGCATATGCAGATTGACATTCCAAATGATTGTGTATTTCTGTTCTATGTAAACTTTCAGCAGCAGCTTCTATACCGTAAGCAAATTTTTCAGCTAGTAATCTATAATTTTTTTCATAGGGTATATACATAGGAAACTCAGCACCTGTCTCAAACAAAGCTCCATAATTAGTTGTAATACAATACAACCCTGCAGCCATAGCTTCTAATAAAGATATACAAAACGTTTCTTCAAATATACTTGGGTACACATACATATGATAATTATGTATGTGATCTTTTATAAATCCGTTTGGTTTATAACCAACATAATTAACATTAGGTAATTCTTCTGCTTGCTTGTAAAGCTCTTTGTAAGCATGATCGTTTTGATCATAAAAATCTTTACCATAAACTTGTGTAGAAGAATAAACATCTAAACTTATCAATGGATTTTTAACTAATTGCATCGCTCCTAATAATACAGATAATCCTCGCCAAGGTGTATTTTGATGAATAATTTTTATAGGTTGACCTTTTTGATACGGAGCAGACTTACCTATTTTATCTATACCATTTTTAATAACTACAGATTTATGTGTAGGTATATCAAATTGATCTCTAAAATGTTCATAGTTCCAATGACTATTAAACACATACCAATCGTACTTGTCGTGATTAGATTTATCTTTAAACCAATGATATAAATTACTTTGATCGTAAGAATTTTTTTGCCATAGGATATTTACTTTTGTAGGATGTAAAGGTACTTTACCTGGCACAGATGTACATATCTGTACTTCAGATAATAATTTATTATCGACGTATTTTTGCAAATAGTCTAATTGTATTTCAGTTCCGCCTTTAGGGTTTTGATTTATTGTCATTGTTACTCATCGCTTTCTGTATCATGTCTAAACCTTTCGGAGATACCTGCACAGTTATATCTTGTACTATATCAGGTCCTTCTTTCTTTTCTTTAAACACTTCGTTAGTTTTAGTATTACGCCACGTAGTTATCGTAGTGCAATCTATCTTAATTATGTTATCCGTTTTCATTCTCTCTGTTTATTAAAGCATAACTTATAAGGCCTTGTATTTTATTAGTGCCTGTAGCTGCTTGTACAGTTATAGCATCTCCTGCTTCTAAATTCAAGCCTTGTGGTGAAGCATTCACTTGCGTCTTAGCGGCTACATCGCTTCTAAAAAATTCATATTCAGCACTTGAATCAGATGAATCTACAAAATTCATGTTTACTAAAATAGCTGATGAGGCATCATTGTTTGCACAATAGATACTTTTAACTATAATTGTGCCATCAACAGGGCAAGTAAGCACTGTAGTTTTGCTTGTATCAACTTGTTTAAAACCTTGGTTTTTATAAAAAATACTCATGTTAAAAAATAATTAAATGCCTCTTGTTCGTTTTTTAAATCTTGTTGAAAAGAAAAATTAAGTTGTTGTTGCATAGTAGCTAACGCTTCTATAATTTGTCTTTGGTTTTCTGCTTCGTATTCTGGTGCAGGTTCAGGTATATATGCTGTTACTTTTGCCATGATTATTTAGGTGAACCGTATTTTCCCCCTGGTGTGCTAGGTGAATCAATTGTTTTACCACCACTATACGTATTTGTTTTTGCCGCAAAAGCATTGCCACCATCACCTTCAGATTTACCACCTGTAGTTGTTTCGCCCTCATGAATATTTATAGATTTAGTGTTTTTAATTTTATCTAATAAATCTTTTGCTTGTTTATCTTTAATTGCTTTTTGATTTTGTAAGAAACTAAAATTATTTAAATTGTTTTTATTCATCTCAGACCATGTCTTACCAAATTGATTTGTATTATCTAAGCTGCCAAATTTATTTTCCCAATTCTTTTTAGATTTATCTAATTGCTCTGATAAATCATTATACCTTTCTTCAATAGATTCTGCATAGTTACCCAAAAGACTTCTAACATTTTTACCCATTTGATCTTTTAACAAACCTGTATTTGGATCTACAAAAATACCTGGTATTCCTCCTTGCATATTAGATTTAATAAATTTTCTATCTAAATATGGAAGCGTATCAAACTTATCTAATCTTTGTATCATTCCTATACCTGGTATCATGTTAATACCACCCTTGATCATGTTAGGTAAAGTTTGAGTAATAAAATCTTTTGCTTTGGTTACAAATGGTATACCTTTGTTTTGACCAGGTAAAGGCACTTGTGGAACATCAGGTTCATTAGCTACACCATAAGAAGTATCAAAACCTAATGATGTTACAGGTCGTTGATTAGGAAGATAATAAGGTTCTTGAAAATTTTGTAGAGATGTCAAAGTGTCTGGCAATTGATTTACAGATTTAAAAGGAAATTGATTTTGCATATCTGTAAAAGGTCTAGCTATTGGTACAGTAGTGCCTGGATAGTATTCAACACTATCATTAATAGGCTCACCTGTAATAACATTAAAATCTGGCTCTGCACTAGCTGCAGGAGGAAAAAAGAAATCTCCTATTTTTTGTAAAATACCTGTTTTCTGTGTTTGTTGGTTTTGAGCAGCCGCTAGATATGCTTCTGCTTGTTGTCTAATCTCAGGCGTATCGCTATTTAACATAGCTTGTAAATTTTGATCTGATATACCTATGCCATAACTAATTGGTGTTGCCATTATCTTCTTCCATCCGGTTGTGCATCAAGTCTAAAAGTTCCGTATCTCCAAGATTCGCCTGTAGATGTATTGGCTATTTGAATTGATACTAATCTTCCTCGAGCTCGGGTATCTACTTTATCAGTAGTTGATGTTATTGTAAAGGGACCTAAAGGTGAGCCTACAGGAGCATTATCAGGGTAATCATTTAAAAATAAAGTAACCTTAGAATTACCACGTAAATATTTAAAGTCAGGTATAAATCTTTTAACTGACATAAAGAACTCTCCATCTCCTCTGTAGTCTGCTAATCCTGTTTGTTGACCCAGCGGACTTCTTCTCGATGTAATATCCCAATCTCCAGATTTAATAAATGCATCGATAGAAGTGGTGCCAGAACTATTGACCTGATCGTCGCCCACTTCATGAGCATAGTAAATAGATGCACCATACTTGCTAGTTAGACCACTGATAGCAGAAAAAACAGGTAAAGCTGTAGAATCATAATCCGTTGCATAAGGTAAACTATACACTCCTTGATCTTGATAACTAGATCTATCTAAAGAAGACGTTGTAAATACATTCTCCGAATAATTGTAAGTTACACATCTATCAATCTGTTCTGACCCTGACTTAGGATAGAACCAATTTATTTCTGTGTATAAAGCATTTGGTGATGAGTAAACAATATCAGAAGCTCCATAGTTAATTCCTAAATTACTTCCATCGGTGCTAAACACAAAGTCTTCAACTAAACATGGTAATGATTTTACTGTACCATCAAACACAAAAAATCCACCTTCAGCTGACATCCACCACACAGCTCCATTTGCATAAGATACAGCATGCTGACCTATACATCCACAGTTTGTACCCACTTGTCTTACAGAGAAAGTGAAAGGTGGACCCACAAATTGAATTACATAAGCTGCTTGATCAGTCAAACAGAATACGTAATCTTTACCTTGTATGGCTGCAACAATCCTGTTTCCTGTATCCAGTCTAAATGTACCGGCAGTGTTGGTTGAGGTTGGTGCATAGGTATTTAAATCTTCTTGATTAGAAAATCTTACAAACATTGGATCCTGAGTAGCAGGGGTTCCAATAGTTGTTTCAGTTCCAAAATGAAATAAGTGTCTATCTCTATCAGATACAAGAGTTACTCGTGTAGCTGTAGGATTGTTTGTGGTGTTGAAATTTGTCGTAGTCGTAGAGGCTCTAACTGTTCTAGGTGTAGCTGCCCCTGCATCCCAAGTAAAAGTTTTACCATCAAATATAGTTGCAACTAGTACTTCTCCAAAATTATCAAGGCTCCAGTTTCCTGGATCCAGAGTCACGTTGCTTACGGTTCTAGCTGTGCCCCATGTAGAATTACCCCACAGATATGTACCCCATCCATAACCTCTAGTTTGAAAAGTAGGTCCTACTACAATATAAGGTTGAACGGTTGCTGAACCTGTTCCACTTCCACCTGGGTTAACCGCTACTACAGGTGTTGTGATATCAAAAGTATTATTTGTTACATTTCTAATTTCAAAAGCTCCATCTGTAAAAGTAGAAGCCGATGTAAATCCATTTGGAGTAACAGACATAGTGTTAAAAGTAATATATCTTCCAGCCTCTAATCCATGACTAGTAAGATTAACAGTTACATTAGCAGAACCTTGAACAGTGTCGAAAGTAGCTGTTCCAGATATTTGAGTATCTAGAGGTGTAATATCGTAAAAGGCTTCATCGTAGTATAAAAACAAACCTTGTGACGTTCCAATAGCTACATATTTCTCACCTTTAAAACTAGTAAAAGCATGTTGAGCTCTTGCAGCTCCCGGTAAAGTTTCTTGGGCTACAGTTAATTGTTCCCAACCACCTATTTTTTCAGGTAGTCCATATCTAAATCTAACGAAATCTCCATCTACCCATTGACCTTCAGCCCCTGAGTCTGTCGCTTGTTTGTTAAATCCTGGTTTAAAATTAAGTTTCTGTAGCATAAACCCAGTATTATATAGAGTTTTTAATTTTTTGGTAGTATTATATTCCACTCTAGCTTGGAGATCAACTCCCATAAATGGACTACTTTTGAACGATTATCTTTCAGATATTGATGTAGTTCTTCTGTATCTACAATAATAAATTGATCTTTTACATCATAAACTATTTTATCTGCTTTAGTTTTAAACGATCCACCCTTTGCATAATTTTTTAAAGGACGTAAATCAAATTTAAGTTTTTGATTGTGGAGGATTCCTTCTACGTCCCACAATTCTCTTTTTTTCTGATTAGGGGTAGCTTCTTTAGTAATAGTAAGCAGTTGTTTAAAATCATTTAATGACATGTTTCGTATAGGGTTCGTTACCTATTTCACCTGTAATAAAATAATTGGCACCAATTATAATTCTATCTTCATCATGTTCATTAGGATCAGATCCATGTCTGACATCACCAGGGAATATTACTACATCGCCTTCTTCTGGTTGAATACACCAGCTTGTAGAATTGTATATATTGTATTGTTTTATTTTGTAATCGAAAAAGAATATGTTTTCTAAAGATGATTTATCTACCCAAAACTTCAACGCACCACTTTTTATTCTAGCGTAGTATACTAAACTAAATAGACAATTAGGATGTCTATGATCGTGGTGTTGACTACCTTTTTTTGATAATGCACTCCAATCCACAACTCTAACTAATTTGTTATCTATACCTAATACGTCTTTAGCATATGTATTAGCCATGTTATCTATAAATTTTTTTACAGGACTGAGAAATTTATGTTTAAATATATTTGTTGAGTCACTTAGTTTAGCACCTCCTATATTTAATTTAGTGCTTTGATTATAACCTAACGTTTTTAATTTTAATATATCTTTATCAGATATCTTAAAATCAGTTGAGTATACTTTGATAGGCACTGCTCTTATATCTATAGATTGTTTTATTTCCACCATGGACCCGTCTCAAAAATAGTGCAAGATATTCTTTCTCCTTTAGTTACAGGAGTTACTTTGTGTAGAAAATAAGATGGAAATACTATCATACTACCAGGTTGATCGAACTCTTTGACATGATACGGTCTACCATCAAACAGTTTAAACACTCCCCCTTCATAAGGTTTTTCAGATAAATTAATTAATGTAGTTAATTTTAAAGTAAAGTTTTCAGAATAAGGTTCTGAATCTACATGCCATTTATATTGACCTCGATTAGAAGCTTTATATTTATTTTGAATAATGTCGTCATCAATATTATTATAAATATCAAAACCAAATACTTTTCGATTTATCCACCCAACTGATTTCCTAATATCTTTTATCTTTTTAATTTTATTATAATTTGTTTGAACAGCTACCGATGATTTAACAGTAGGAGCTTGTTTGTGAAATGGCCGAGGAGCTTTATCAAACTCTTTATTTATCTTTTTAATTTCAGCTTTAGTTAGGTAATCGTTAACGTAATAGTAAGTAAATTTCATTAATAGTAGTTCCAGTTTATATTTATTCTTGCATTATCATTTGTAGTAGATGTACTTGAATGAGGTTTAGAGGCATCAAACAATAACAATCTATTTTCTACTGAATCTATTTTAGTATCATCTTCTAAAATAGTAGCTCCATTACAGGTATTAATAGAAAAGATAGCTGCTTTGTGTGGATAGTTATAATCAATATGTGTTTTATGTTTTGTTAGTTTTGCTGTGACTGGATATAAATTACATTTAACTCTTAATAAAGCTCTAGGATTTATTTTATCTATTAAAGGGAGTAGAATATCAAAGTGTGTTGACCTTTTAAAAACTGCCCCTGAATAAAATATGTGAGTAAAATAACAAGACTTCTCTTTCTTTTCAAATTCATTTATATCTGGTGTGTAATACCATGGGAAGTCTGCATGCATGATAGCACTTTTTAATTCTAAAAATTGATGTCTTTGTAAAAAGTCATCTATTACTGTATACTTACCTGTAGCATGAGCTAGTTGTTTCTTTTTCTTATACATAATTAATATTTATTACAGCTCTCCTTTCTA